TTGGTCTGGAACATACCTAACCGGCGGCCCGACTTCAGAACAATCTGCAATATACACCGATGGTGCCATACCTTTAGTTTTTGGTGTTAGTAATACTATGGTCGGGCAGTTTACTTCTACCGGCCTGAACAGCGCAGCAATAGGCGCGACCACTCCGAACACAGGTGCGTTTACGACGCTGAGTGCGACGGGGCTTATTACTAGCACCTTAACGTCTGGCGAAGCATTTAAGATTGGTTCTTCTACCGCAGGAACCGGTATCCTTTACATGAGTATGTTTAATACCTCTGGCGGTCTGTATCTGGGGCTAGAGGGTTCTGCTGGCGGGACGTTGTGGACAGGCATTCCGGCGTATGCAACTGGACTTGGCGCAAGAACAACGGGTGGCGGTATCTCGTTTAGTGCCAATTCGACAACACAACATATGCTGCTTACGACCACCGGCCTTGCTGTCACGGGAACGCTGAGTTCAACGGGGGCAACTAACCTTTGCACCGCGAGCGGCGGAACAGGTATAACAACAATCGGCTCAACAACAGGCTCTCCACCTCAAGTCGTTTTAGTTCAAGGCAATAATGGCAGCGGAACTCGTGTTGATATATCCAATCTTGCAACTAACGGCAGGCGCATATCCGTTGCCTCAAACCAAGACGGTAACGGAAATCTAAACGTATATGACTGGACTTTAGGTGGTTATTTATGTTCAGTAGGCGCGGGAAAAACGCTATCGCTGCAAGGCGCAACGCCGCAAACCGGAACCGGCATCACCTTCCCCGCCACGCAATCCGCATCGTCAGACGCGAATACGCTGGATGATTACCGCGAAGCAACGGCAACTTTGACCGCAACTGGGATGACAACAAGCCCGACAGGAACGGCAACCCTCGTTAAAAACGGCAATATCGTTGTTATGGAACTTCCGGCGATCAGCGGAACATCAAACGCCACAACCTTTACCGTTACCGGAATCCCTGCCGCTTTTCGACCATCTGCGACTAGGATTTATTTGGGTATTCGGGCATTGGACAACGGCGCATTTGTAACCGCAACAACGCCAATGGGATTTATAGATACTGCCGGAACGATAACGCTATACAAAGATTCTGGTGCAGCGGCGTGGACAAATAGCGGAACCAAAGGAACCGCTCAGTGTATTATTTCTTACATCATATAAAAGGCATAAAAATGTCAATTACTGAAAACTCAACAATCGCTGAAATTACGCTTCTTGCTTCTGGTGAAATTCAGATAATGCAAAAAAACACGGTGGAAAAAGATGGGGAAATACTATCAACAAAAGCCCACTATGATGTTTTGCAAATTGGTTCTGACGTAAGTGATTGGCCTGAATCTGTGCAAAAAATTGCACAGATGGCATGGACGCCGGAAGTGATCGAGGCCTATCAAGCATCGCTGCCGAAAGAGCCGACGGCGGCAGTTTAATATGGCGCCAGAGCTGCAAAAATACTACGAAGACCGCTTTTCCATGATGGCGATGGAAGGGTGGGCAGATTTAATGGTCGATATCGACGCCATGATTGTCGCGCTTAATAATATTTCGAATATTGAAAGTGAAAAGCAATTACAATTTAAAAGAGGCGAGCTTTCAATTCTGCAATGGCTGAAAAACTTGCGAGAATCCAGCTCACGAACCTACGAGGATTTGCAACTTGAAACGCATGTATGAATTTGTCTGCGAAAGCAGACACCGGACTGAACGATACGTCGAGTTTGAACATAATATCGTTCAGTGTGATTGTGGCGCGCCGGCTAAACGCGCCATTTCTGCTCCGGCCATCAATTTGGAAGGTTGGTCTGGCTCTTTCCCGTCCGCACACGGCCGGTTTGAGCAACGCCATCTGGACAAGCTGAAGGCCGAGCAAAAAGCTAACTCGTAACCGATTTTGGCGAGTTAATCTCCTACAACCCTAAGTGGCAGGAAAAGGAAAACTGGTATGCTGATCGAAAACGAAGTCGAGTCGCAAGAGGATATCAAACCGGAAGAAATCAAGCTGGAATCCACCGTCGAAGAAGCATCGTCCGACATTCCCGAAAAATATCGGGGTAAATCGCTGGACGATATTGTGAAGATGCACCAGGAGGCTGAACGGCTGATTGGTAAGCAGGCACAAGAAGTCGGTGAAGTCCGCAAACTGGCTGATGAACTCATAAAGCAGAATCTCGGCACCGCACCGGCAGCAACTAAAGAGCAAGAACCCGAAGTAGACTTTTTTGAAGACCCCAAAAAGGCGATTCAAAACACTGTCGATAGGCATCCGGATATTCTGGCCGCGCGGCAAGCCGCCGGTGAGTTTAAAAAGATGCAAGTTCAACAGAAGCTGAGCAAAGAGCATCCCGATTTTGTGGAAGTGGCCCAAGACCCCGAGTTTGCAAATTGGGTTAAAGCCAGTCCGGTCAGATTGGGCCTCTGGGCAAAAGCCGACGGCGAATTTGACTACGACAGCGCCAATGAATTGTTGTCCACATACAAAGAACTGCGCGGCGTCAAGGCAAAGCAAACGGAAAATGCAGGGGAAAAAACCCGTAAGCAAAACTTGAAGGCGGCGGCGGTTGATGTAGGTGGGTCGGGTGAGTCCTCAAGACGTGTCTATCGCCGGGCAGACCTTATTCGGCTGAAAATGACCGATCCGAACCGTTACGAGGCACTGAGTGATGAGATCATGCAGGCTTACGCTGAAGGTCGGGTCAAATAACTTAATTTAGGAGATTCACATGGCTTTTCCGACACCCGCCGTAACCGTTACCACCGCAGCTACGTTCATTCCGGAAATCTGGAGTGACGAGATTGTCGCCGCCTACAAGAAAAACCTTGTGCTGGCGAATGTTGTCAAACGCATGAACTTCAAGGGCAAAAAGGGCGACACCGTCCACGTTCCGGCCCCGACCCGTGGCTCGGCCTCGGCTAAAGCGGCGTCCACCGCCGTCACGCTGATCGCGGCGACCGAAACCGAAGTGGCGATCTCGATCAACAAGCACTATGAATATAGCCGCTTGATCGAAGATATCGTCGAAGTGCAGGCGCTGACCTCGCTGCGTTCGTTCTACACCGAAGACGCGGGCTACGCTTTGGCGAAACAGGTCGATACCGACCTCGTTCAGCTCGGCCGCGCGTTCAACGGTGCGACCGTCGGCACCAACGACTACGCCACCAGCAACACGTCCACCAAAGCGTATATCGGCTCCGACGGCACGACCGCATATAACAGCACCACGTCAAACGCTGCTGCGCTGACCGACGCTGCGATCCGTCGCACGATTCAACGTCTGGATGACACCGACGCGCCGATGGATGGCCGTTTCTTCATCATCCCGCCGTCGAGCCGTAACACGTTGATGGGCCTTGCTCGTTATACCGAGCAGGCGTTCGTCGGCAATGGCAACGCGATCCGCAACGGCGAAATCGGCCAACTCTACGGGATTCCCGTGTTCACGACCTCAAACGCAGACTACGGCGCGGGCAACAGCGGCGCCGATCGTATCTGCTTGATGGGCCATCGTGACGCGATGATCTTGGTCGAGCAGGTCGGCGTGCGTTCGCAGACCCAATACAAGCAGGAATATCTGGCGACGCTCTACACCGCCGATACCCTGTATGGTGTTGCGGCCCTGCGCGCGGCGGCGACCGCCGGCGCTGCGCTGTCCAGCTCCGCGTATGCGTTGGCCGTGCCTGCCTAATGCAGACCTGCCCTCCGTCAGCAATGACGGGGGGCATCTTTAACCTGTTTAGGAGATTCAAATATGGCTGCTGCTACCGCAATAACTTCCCGCCGTGGGAATGACCAGTTTCGCGGGCTTTTTAGCGATACTTGGCTTGTTGTCGCCACGCTGGACGCCGGCTCATTGGCTGACGGTGCGGGTGAAACGGACACTGTGGCCGTTCCGGGCGTTGCCCTGGGCGACATGGTAATCGGTTGTTCTTTTGCTGTGAGTGAAGTCGGCATGAGCGTCACGGCTTATGTGGACTCGGCTGGGTCGGTGTCGATTCGTATCCAAAACGAATCGGGTTCGACGGTCGATCTGGCGTCTTGCAAGATTCGTCTTGTAGTCGCTCGCTGCATCGTTTAAGGACGGGGGGCCTTTGGCCCCCTTTCTACGTAAAAGGACTGATATGGCTACCTTTCGATGCTTGCAAAGTGGTAATACGGTGACGTTCACCTTGCAGCATGATATTGATTCAATGCGCGGGCATCAAGGCTATGTCCGCATTGACGACGAAGCGCAAAAAGAGGCGTTTGACGCGGTGCCGATGCCATCCGGCATGGTTATGACGCCGCCCGAGCACATCAAACGCCGTGGGCGCCCGCGTAAGGGGATTTAGGCATGAAAGAAGGCTTGTTATCCGGCACGACCTGCCCGTTGGCGACGCAAGATGTGTCGGTTAACCTCAAAAACCGTAATCATGCGTTTAAAGAGTATGGCTATGGGCCGCCCAACCCTAACGAAGCAAACGACGCGTTTTGGCTGAAGAAAGCCAAGATGTATAACGCGCCGACGAGCGCCATTAAAGGTATGCGCTGCGGAAACTGCGCGGCGTTTATCCAAACCCCAAAAATGATGGCCTGCATTATCGGCGGTCTTGAAAAAGACGAGAAAAAGGGCGAATTGTCTTACGACGAGCAGTTTGTCGCGGCGGCTGATCTCGGTTACTGCGATTTGTTTCAGTTCACTTGTGCCTCGGCCCGCACCTGTGACGCGTGGAAATCCGGTGGGCCAATTACAAAGGACTAGACCATGAAAATGACCAAAGGGCAGAAGAAAATCGGAAAAGTCATGCACGAATACAAAATGGGCGAGCTGCATACGGGCAGCAAGTCCGGCCCCGTGGTGAAATCGCGTAAACAGGCCGTGGCGATCGCCATGTCCGAAGCCAAAATGCCGAAAAAGAGAGCGCGGTGAAAACGCCGGCATGGGCCAGAAAAGAGGGGAAAAACCCCAAAGGCGGCTTGAACGCTACCGGTAGAGCATCTTATAATGCGGCTACCGGGGGGAATTTGAAGCCTCCGGTCAAGTCAGGTGATAACCCTCGTCGGGCCTCCTTTTTAGCAAGGATGGGCGCAATGCCTGGGCCAGAACAAAAGAACGGGGAACCGACACGTCTTTTGCTCTCCCTCAACGCATGGGGTGCTTCGTCCAAAGCAGACGCGCGGGCCAAAGCCCGTGCTATTTCGGCGAGGAACAAGGCGCGTAAATGAGGCCTATTTCGATTGGAAGCAATCCGACTGCTGCCACCGCTACGACTCTGTATACGGTGCCGAAAGGCTATTACGCCAGTCTGGTGCGCATCCACGCGACTAACGCCACCGCCAGCAACAAACACGTCACTTTCAGTTGGTATGACAGTAGCGCCGCCGCAACATATTATTTGCTGTTTGAGTATACGGCCACCGCAAAAGGCTATGTAGACTTAGATTCCGGCGCTATCGCCGTCTTGGAAGAAAACGACACATTATCAGTGACCACCGAAACAGGTTCTACGTATAGTGTAGCGGTGACATTTGAGATTGAAGGGAACCAGCGGGCATGAGCACCACTTACCTCGACGCGGTTAACGATGTTCTGGTGCGCCTGCGTGAAGTGCAGGTATCCAGCCTTTCTGAAACGACCTACGCCGCGCTGATTGGCAAATTTGTAAACGACGCCAAACGGCAGGTTGAAGATGCCTATGGCTGGAATGTCCTCACGACAACGATCCCTATCTCCACGGTGTCCGGTACGTCGTCCTACACGGTTACGGGCGCGGGGCAGAAGTTTCAAGTCAAGGACGCCATCAACGCTACCAGCTATACGACGCTCATCAACGTGACATTTGCGATGATGAACCGTTACCTGAATTTCCCCGCAACG